GTTTTAGACGATTTTGAAAGAGCTATAGGAACATTTAAATCATCCATGGCCTATGTTGCCAACTTATTAGGAATTGATTCACCACGCGAAGTAGAGCTGAGACAAACCGCAGAAGAGAGGATCGGTAGAGATCCTGGAAGGCCAATACCTATAGGAGGCGTTGCGCAATTTTTGAGGCCACAAGATTTATTAACACCAGATGAAGCAATGCAATTAGTTGGACGACAAGCATATAGAAGTATTTTACGTGATTTGGGATATACTCAAGAAGAAGCAGTTTCCCCAATGCTGGGTACTTTATTCCCTGCTGTGCATAATGCTGTTTTACGAGACTTCAATGCAGTGCTTGGAGCTGAACAAGCTAGAGGTCAAGCTGGTTTAAGTATGGATGCTCCTACTTATAATTATCCTTTTACTACCATTGCTCCTGAAATGAGACCCTTTATAGATTTACAAAGCAGAATACAAGAAGCGAATGCACTAAATCAACCACTACCATCGGTATTTAATCAAAACACTGATATGAGTCAAAGCACAACTGTATTGAACGGTCAAAATCCTGAACCAGTTGACAGATTTACTGGTATTTCATACTCTGACGGTCAAGGAATATAAAAAAAGGGAGGCCGAAGCCTCCCAATAATTAGTTATCCCACTGGTCTCGCCAATCTGGAACTCTTGGAGGTTCATTCACCTGTTTTTGTCTAGGTTGTCTTTGCACCTCATTCCTTTTTGGTTCTAGTGAAATCTTTGGCTTGCTCCTTGCGGCCGTTAGACCATTCTTTATCGCTATATTCCTAAGCATCGTAGAGAATTTCTTTGATTCATCTATCTTTTTCAACTCATTAAATGCATAGTCTCCCATGATTGTGTTGATTAATGCTGAGCGATTACTACCTTTGTAATCACATATAGCGTTGAGCTGATCTAAAACATCATCAGGCATATACACTATAATTTGCGTATGACCTTTTTTAGCTGACATTAGTCCTCGGCTGCTAATCTAGCAAAGTAGCTCATTGTATCTTCGTCGTCATTATCCACAGATTCAGCTGCTTTTGGTTGAGGAGCAGGAGCTGTCTCATCAAGTGCAACTGTTTGTTGAGTAGTCCTTGGCATTGCTTCACCAAGAACATTTGCTAGTTTGACTTTTAACTCTTCGTAAGTCTTATAATTTTTAGGATCAGTGAACTCTTTGAGATCGTACAATGTATTGTACACACCTTTTAGTTGTTCATCATCACCACCTTTGAAAGGCTCAGGTGATCTAAACTCTGATTTATCATAGTTACGATAACCTTCAACTTGACGAATCTTTAATTGAAAATCAGCACCACCCCAAAAATCAAATGGATTTACTGGTTGTTCACCAGGAAATTGTGGTTGCATGATGTCCATAATTTTGTCAAAGATCTTTTTACCGAATGTATAAAGAAAAACTTTACCTTCATTTTGTGGAGCAGAAGGATCAGAAACAACATAAACGTTTGACACATAGTGCAATCTACGTTTACGTTCTCTAACAATCTGCTTATCTTCTTCGCGACCACTATTCCAAAGTTTTGTATTCATCTCTGAAACTGGATCTTGTTGACCTATTGAAGTGAGAGATTTCTCGATATACCACATACCAGTAGGACCTTTAAATCCATGATCCCAATATCTAACCCATGGTAACTCATTACCTTCTGGTGCTGGTAAGAATCTTAAAGCTGCATATCCATTGCCTGCTTTGTCTACTGTTGGCTTCCAAAAACGATCATCATTGTAATCTTTCTTTTCGACCTTACCTCCTCCAGCTTCTTGTGCTGCATTAAGCAACTTCTGGATTTGGTCATTATTTGTCTTTAAATTTTCAAACGACATATTTTCTCCTGTATATTTTTGTATTAACTGAATTATCCACTTTATTCATAATGTTTAACCATTGTATCATAATATAATATAGATGTACATCTATCTTTTCAAGTAAATCCATGCTACGAGAACTTCTCTTGTACCACGAATTATTGGAGTTACTTGATGAAACTTCATTGCATGAAATATTATTGTTTCACCAATTTCCAATTCTGCTTTCCATGGTTGATCATCTTCACGTGACCAAACCAATAAATCACCTCCTTCTAAATCATCTGATTTATCGAGAAGAGTGATCGTACTGAATATCCTATTACTAAAAGGATCTCCATTATTCTTATTGAGGTAGTCTCTATGTTTTATAAAGTGACCACCTACCTCATACATTAGATAGTTAAATTCTCCAATGTAATGATGATCTTTGAAGAGATTAGGTCTGTGTATAGGTACAATATCAAGTATATTCTCACACACATCTGGGAAATCTAAATGACTGACTTCCTTTACCTTTGCATCTCTCAGATCTTTATATATACCTCCATCACCTTTTGTAACCTTTGCATCATGCGAACCAACAGTAGTTTTGAAATGCCTTAGATCTTCTATGGCATTTTCATCAATTACGTTTGATATTGTAAATAATGCGTCGCTCAAAATAGTGTGTTCTTTTTAGGAATAAAATTGAGGTCCATTGCCTCAGTTTCTAATTTAGATTTAATAATCGGTGTGACATATTTACGAGCATCTTCCACTTCGATCTTATTCTCTTCACAGACAAAAATGATTGCATCCATATAAGTCATTCGTCTGTATCTTACTTCTTTTTCAACCATCTCACTAAACTTCTTTTTTGTCATAAAAGGTGAATTTACCATTATGTAGCCCTCAATAATATAGTATCGTTATTTATTCTTCCATTAGCTTCACGTTTTTTCGTAGACAAAGCATCAATGGTTTGATCGATAGTTTTATCTGCTCTTCCTAAAATGATTGGAAGTATCTCTTCAGGTTTTCGTAATGTTACCTCGATTGATGTAGGATCAAAGTTTTTTATGGTTGAACCACTTACTTCAAAACCTACCTCACTTTTCAATATTGTCAATCGTTTATACTTCGTATTGAATGCATATAATCTATGCGATCCAACAATCAAAATAGGATTAATCGATTGTAATTTGAAATCACTATCTGCATTTTTATATTTCATTTTTGAAACTTGTTTGTCTGCAGATTTGACAGTTTGCTTTCTAACTTTTCTTTGCATAATCGATGTATGCTTAATTCTTTCTAAGTCTTGTAGCATTGTTTCAAAAATCTTAATTCTTTTCTTTTTCTCTTTTGCTGGTACGTGTGAATATGATTCTACCATAAAATCATCTGTTTTATCAAGAGCAGCTTTGTATTGTTCATAGTCTTGAGTAATCCAATCTTTGACTTGCTTTGTCGCTTGTCCTTTCAAACCATTTACTAAGAATACGTTATAAAGATCTATATCATAATCTTCACCTTTTATCCATGCATCATACAACTTATCGATTTCAACAAGTACAGTATCATTGACTTTCTGTGCAAGTCTTTCTGCTACAGAGATAACTTCTCTATCTGCAGTTTCTTTTTTAGGTGGAGTATGATTGATTTGAGATTCGTAGTTAGCACTCTGTAACTTCTTTGGAATATATTCATTACGAATATAATTGAGTGCCTCTTCGAACCTTTCATTTGTTTCCAAACCAGTATTCAACCAAAAGATTGTAGCAGCAACATCACTTGCTCTAAAATAATCATCACTCAAAGAAAAGAGAATTTGTACTTCTTTCTTTTTATAGCTTTTCTTAATATAATCTTTGATGATTTTAGTTTTATCTTTTGAATCAATCTCTTCAAAGAAGTGATATCTACATTTTTCAAAACTATCAAGAGGAACTGCAGCTAATCCTGTTCGTCTCTTTGCTCTTGTTTTAGTTTTCCTTCTTGCCATTATTGAAATACCTCATACGTTAAGTCTAAGTACTTTCTATTTATCCAGTAAAGATTGTGTAAGAAATCTTCTAGCATATATGCCTCATGTTCCCAAGGTTGTTGACGATAAGATGCATGCTTATAATCCTTCTTTCCATAGATATAGTTTCTGTCATTGATCTCACCTCGTATAAATTGTTTGGCATGAACCAATTCATGTGCAAGAGTTTTTGCAAGATCATTGATTGGAATGAGTCCACCATGATTTTCATGATTTCTACATATCTCGATCGTTACTTCATTACGATCACCAACACAATAACCTAAGTCAGTTTGTTTCCTTACAAGTCTAAGATGTATGTCAATTTCTCGTTTTAATTTGCCTTTAAAGAAATGATTCAACACATCACCTACGTATTGTTCGAATCTTTCTTGTTGTGGCCATCTACCTTCAAAAAATATATTCATTACCACGCACTCAAGTTAGGTGTACTTCTCTCTTCTACTTCTCTTTCAAGTTCAGTCCAAAGATCATATAATTTCATAGTATTCTTTTCTCTCTTTAAAACGATATCTACGAGTGTATTCAAAGTAAGTGTATCTCCAAAATTAGTTCTTGCTTCTGTCACAGCTTTACGAAACTGTGAATCCATTTCTTTCTTATCATCTTCTTCGATAAGAGTTTGTCGATAAGACTGTTGTTGA